CAGCCCTTGGAGTCCCCGAAATCTGGAACGCCGTGAGCAAGATCAGCGGGCATCTAAGCACGTTGCCGCTTGAGCTGCACGAGATGACTCCAGAGGGACAGAAAAACATTGTCCACAGTGACAAGGGTTCAAAGGTGTGGTCAGCACCCAACGAAATACAGACCAACCAAGTCTGTGTCGAAAAGATCATGGTTGACGCATTGCTGCTTGGCAACGGAAGGTTGTTCATCGAGAGAAACACGATGGGCCAAGTGACTAGACTGATTCCGTTGCAGGCAGAGAACACACAGACCGTAATGGTCGAAGGTCAAAGATGGCACTGTGTTTCGATCAACAGCGGAACAGAGCAGGGACAGCTTACAAACACCAACGAGCAGGGTACTCTCTACAAGATTCCAGACGCCGATGTTTTCTACATCATGGGCCTGACTCGAAACGGATACTGGGGTGAGAACCTTCTAAGCATCTTCAAGGACACAATCGGCCTAGCCATTGCTGGCGGGGAGTCTGCTGGCACGATCTTCCAGAACAGCGGAAGGCCAGGATTATTGCTAGAAGCACCCACTGGAGCGTTTGGAACCAACGACGACGCTCAGGCTTTCTTAGAGGCTTTCAACGCTGCACACACTGGTCTGGACAACCAAGGCAAAACCGGCCTTCTTCGCAATGGCATGAAGGCTATGCCTATGTCCTATCCAACGATGGACCAGAGCCACATTGGCATGAGGCAGTTCCAGCGAGAGTCTGCTGCCCTCATGTTCTTGCTTGAGTCGGTAATCGGGGACAGCGGAGGAAGCGTCTACAAGAGCATCACAGAGCGTCAGAGCGTTTATCTGACAAACTGCCTCAATCGCTGGATCACCAAGTTTGAGCAAGAGGCTGACAAAAAGCTAATGTCAGTTAGAAACGCTAGGTCTGGCTACTACAAGTACAAGATGGACATCAGCCCATTGTTCGCAAACGACCGCGATGGACTTGCTCTCTACACCAGCAGCTTGCGTCAGCAGGGCGTTCTTTCTGGCAACGAAGTCAGAGAGATGCACGGATACGGCCCAGTTCCCGAGCTGGCTAGCGACTACGCCGTAATGACAGAAGGCGGGGCGTCAGAAGAGGGAGCAGGAGGGCCATCAGACCCCAACGAAGAAAAACAGGCCGATCCTAAAAAAGAGGAAGCCGAAACACCTAAACCAACACCACTGAAAGAGGAAAAGGAATAATGGCACTTGTCAATAAAACCGATGCAGCAAGCATCGACATGCGTGGACCCATCGGGGACTTTGAGGGCGGAATCGCTGCTCAGGACTTCCATGACGCCCTCCAAGAGCATAACGGCGAAGATGTGACTCTCATGCTGGATAGTCCTGGCGGGGTCGTTAGCGACGGCCTGAGCATCTACAACGCCCTCATGCAGTACAGTGGAAAGGTGACTGTCCACATCGACACAATGGCAGCCAGCATTGCCAGCGTAATCGCTTGTGCCGCCGATCACGTCGTCATCAATAGCAACGCTCAGTTTATGATTCACAAAGCGTGGACCGTGGCAATGGGCAATTCAACCGACTTCCGTGGCCTAGTTGAGCAGCTTGACCAGCTTGACGGCATGATTGCCGACGTTTATGTCGAGCGAACAGGGGCCTCAAAGGACGAACTTCTGAATATGATGGAAGAAGAAACGTACCTTTCGGCGTCCGATGCTGTTGCTATCGGCTTCGCTGATGAGATCAATGAGATCAAAAAAGACAGGAAACCAGTGGAAAACAAGGCTTTTGCTATGGCCCCGTGCGTAATTGCCAACCGAGCCAAGGCCAAAAGTCTCAAAATGAGACTGACCCTGTAGAGATGTTTCTCAGGTTTCAAGTTTTTTAGTCTATAATGGGGTAATCGCGGCAGAGAGTCGCCCCCCTAATTAACCCTTAATTCTCAAAATGAGAGCGTTATCTATGAACCTTGCAGATATTCAAGCACGATTGGTTGAGATTGCTGACGAGATGGAAGCAATCAGCTCAATCGCTGCTGATGAGTCTCGCGAGCTTTCCGACGCTGACAACGACCAAATTCTCGCCCTCAGTGATGAGTTTGACCGTCTTAAAGCCAGCAAAGAGAAAGCCGAGAACGTCAAAGCTAGAATGGCGGCTATTGTAGAAGCCAGAGCTACGTCCGTTAAGCCACAGGCTGGTGTTCAGCCACAAGGCGAAGAAACCCCCGCAGAGAAACCAGAAGCAATGGCAATCCCAGCAAAAGCTAAGTACAACAAGTCCAACGTGTTCGCATCGAGCGAAGACGCCTACCAAGCAGGCCAGTTTCTTGCTGCCGTTGGTGGAAACAAGAAGGCCCAAGAGTTCATGGCAGCTCAGTCTGTCGGAACTGACGACAAGGGTGGCTACAGCGTCCCTACTCCGCTTGCATCCGAGTTGATTAACTTGGTTGAAGATTACGGTGTTGCTCGCAGCGCTTGCCGTCGCGTCGTCATGGGTGCAATGACTTGGACCGTTCCTAAGTTGGTCGGACACTCGACGATTTATTACCCCGCCGAAGCCGCGCCGATCACGGAAAGCGATCTTACTTTCGCTCAAGTTTCACTGACGGCAAAGAAAATGGCCGGTCTTGTCAAGATGTCAACAGAGATCGCAGAAGACTCGATCATCTCCATGACTGACACCATCGTTCGTGACTTGGCTTGGGGCTTCGCGAAAGCAGAAGACGAGAACTTGTTCACGGGTGGAAGCATCTACGCTGGCGGAATCGAAGGCGATGCACTTATCGCTGACAGCAACGTGGCATCGGTTGGGGCCTTGGCTCTGACTGACTTGACCGCCGTAACTGTCGCTGCTGGACAAGAGCGTGGCTTGACCCACAAGTGGTACATGAACGCTACTCTGTTCAACGGACAGATTCGCGACTTGCTCAACGCTGCTGGCGGAAACATGGACAGCAACTTGCAGTCCGGTGTTAGCCCAACCTTGCTCGGCTACCCAGTTGAGTTTGTTTCGGCAATGCCTGGAGCATCTGCTGTTTCCGGCGACTTGCTCGCTGTCTTCGGTGACCTGAGCGTCAGCCACTACTTCGGTGATCGCCGTGCGTTGAACTTCAACGTCCTCAACGAGTTGTTCGCAGTGAACGACCAAGTTGGCGTCATCTGCACTCAGCGAATTGACATTGCAAGTGCAAACCCAGAAGTCCTTAGCAAGCTGACTGTATCGTAATGCAGTTGTTATTCAAACTCCCCCGCCTTGGTTTCAAGGCGGGGCAGGTTGGCGAAGTTAAGAATATTGGCGTTGCCAAGACTCTTATTTCGTTTGGCGTTGCTATTGAACATATCGAGGTAAAAGATGAAGTGGTCCCTACAGAGAACGGCGGGAAGCCAAGTGCTACCCGTAACCGTAAGCGAGCTAAAGGACCATCTAAACGTAGCTCAGAATGACTCGTCGCAAGACGCCAAGATTGAGTCACTTATTGTTGCCGCACAAGGGCGACTTCAAAGAGACATTGATCGTATTCTGATAACCTCTACTTTTGTTATGAATGGCCCGTCTTTCAGCGATCCGTTGAAGATCAACCTAAAGCCGGTTACGAGCGTACTGTCTGTTCGATACTACGACACAGACGGAACGTTACAGACGCTTGACCCCACTGACTACAGGTATATCGCAAGTTCGCAGGAGATCGTCCCAGCCATTGGCAAGACGTTCCCTACGCCATGCGAGAACATGCCTGACAGTGTGCAGGTCGAGTTTGCTGCTGGATACGGTGCGGACTCGGACTGTGTTCCAGAATTGCTAAAAGCTGCTATCAAATTGTGCGTCGGCAAGTGGTTCTACGACCCTGCACAGGAGTCGTCGGCACTACACTCGCAAGAGACTGCCTACCTGAACATTGTCAACTGCCTTTTTAGAGATAGCTACCCATGAGAAAGAGAGTAGGATTTAGGCGGCATCGTGCTACATTCCAGAGGCATAACGGCACTCTGGATGACTACGGGCAGCCAACCTATAACACTCCTAGCGACTGGGATGTATTCTTTGCCGACTGGCCGTGTGAGTTTGTCTCCACGGTCGGCGGTGAGATACTTCGCGGCCGAATGGTTACAGAAAAATCAACCCATGCTATGTTCGGCAACTTTATTGCCGTAGAGGGCATAGACGTAGAGATGCGTGTTGTTGTCAACGGGCAAAACTACGGCATCACAAGCGTGTCTGATCCACAGGGTATCAGGACTGAGATGCGTGTCGAAATGAGACTGGAGAACTAATGTCCCAGCAACCAAGAAAAGGTCGCATGATAGGCCACGCAAACGCCAAGGCTATCAGGGCAAAGAACAAGAAAGCGCACGCCGCGTACAAAGCTTCAAAAGACTTTGTTGCAGTTGGCGTACACAAAGAAAGCTTTGACGAGGGCATAAGGGTCTTGCAGCGTTTCCCGTTTGAAATGCAGCGTATGGTCATACGAAAAGCAGGCAGGGCTGCCGCCATTGTTGTCAGAGAGACAGCAAACACAATGCTTGAACTTTCGTCGTCCCCAAGGGGTTCAGATGAGGGCAAATTTCCAGGAAACTCCATAGAGACAACGACATTTGAAAGAAAGTCCCTAGAGCAGCAGGACGCAAGGATGGGAAGACCGTCCATGGTTGACAAGGTTGGCATTAAGCCAAAGGCATTGAGGAACGGATACCTCCACATGGTCGGCCCTAGAAGACCTTGGGGAAATCAGGCTTGGATACTTGAGTGGGGCGGCGTTATTGAGCTGTGGGGAACTGGTACATACTACCACCTAAGGCCAAGGCCGTTCATGGAACCTGCTGGACAGAACACAAAGCGGCAGCAGGGCAAAGAATACGTCGAGAAAATGAAAACAGAATGGGCGAACTGGTAATATGGCAACAGGCGTAGCAGCAATCAGACACATGTTAGTAACTGACGCAGACGTTGCATCAGTTGTTGGCAATAGGGTTTACCCAGACTGGCTCTCTCAGGATACAGAGCTACCAGCTATCTGCCTGTGGACAGTCAGCAGCAAATCATTCGGGTGCATGGACGGCGGCCTTGGAATGGAGGCAAACAACATCAGAGTGGAGTCAATAGCTCAAAGCAGAAGCGAAGCAGACGAGCTGTGGCTAAAGGTCAACAAAGCGTTGACTAGAACAAACAAGAAGGGTCTTTACAACGGTGTAATGGTCCAGTCCTTAGATCAATCAACAGGCTCTTACAACATGGCTGACAGGCCATACGACGGGTCTGATAGATGGATTTACAGGACAATACAATCCTTTGAGATTTACTACTACCTTTACGAGAAGGCTTAGAGATTATGACTTACGTTGGAATGACTGGGCAAGGAGCAACTGCTGTCTTGTCAACTACGGGTGCTGTTGGGTGTATCCGAAGCATCAAGTTGCCTGAATGGGCACAAGAGAAGATCGACGCATCCTGCTTGGACACAACTGGCTTCAAGCGTTTTATTGCAGGCGATCTAACAGATCCAGGACAGGTTGAATTGACTGCAGTTTTCGATGCTTCTCTCGGTATGCCATTGCCAGGAGTTGACGAAGACATCACTGTGACCCTGCCTATTGGCGACCCTCTTAACAACACTCCCGCAACCCTCACTGGCTCTGGCTTCGTGATGAGCGTTAGTCAGCCAAGCATGGAGATTGACAACCTGCTTGAGATCAGCCTGACGTTCTGCTTTGATGGTGGAACTGGACCAGCCTACAGCCCAGAGGCCGCTTAATCATGGAAAGAGTAACTATTGATCGCATTACAGCGATGGATATTGCTACTCGCACCATGAAGGACATGCCCGTATGGAGAGTTCGACTGGACAACGTTCCGGTCGGACTTATCATGGAGCGTGACCCAGTAGCAGGTAGAGTAGCTTTTCATCAGGTTAA